TCTTCTGTAACACCTGTAACATTTAATTCCATACAAACGACAGGATTAGGACAAACTGTTAATGTTGGAGTTGTTGTTGGAGTTGGAGTTTGTGTTTTAGTTGGGGTTGGTGTTATTACTAATGTCCCTGTTGGTGTTGGTGATGGACAAATTGAATAACAAACTTGAACTACACTATAAGTTCCAATACCATTGACTGTATTTTCCAATGCTCCACCCATACCACAACTAATTCTATAATCATCACCAGCATATAAATAAATGTTTTGAGGTTGACCACTACAATCAGTCCAAGTCCATTCCCCATCTTCTGATGCTAATAATCTATAAGAGATACATAAATCACACACTACTGATGGAGTAATTGATGGTGTTACAGATATTGTTGGAGTTTGTGATGGTGTCACAGATATTGTTGGTGTCATTGTCGGCGTTGGTGTTGGAGGTATTAATAAACATTCCTCACAACTTGTATATGCAGATAATATCTGAATCCAATTTGTTGTCTGAATAAATGTAGGACCTAAATCAAATACACACTCTGTTACTGTTGTTGCTGTGTTTTGTATTTTATAAACTGTTGTTCCTGTAAGAAGATTTGCATCCTCTGATTTGAATGTGTAAGTTGTTGCAGAATCAGAACAAGATAAACCTGTATACCAAAATAAGTTTGTCGTACAAGCAGATTGTTGAACAATATTGAATGATGTTCTTCCTGAACAACCACAATCACCATATACCCCAACTAAGTTTGAAGTATAACCTGATGACAAATAGAAATGTTCATAAGTTTTTAATGGGTCGTAGTTATCTAATTGAACTTGATAACATCCCAAATAAGATAAATCATCTTCAAATAATTGAACATAATTTTCAATGTAGGCGAATAGATTAAACATCAAATCTGAATTAGAATATTTTGATGGTCCACCAGCACATGGAATCATCTCATAGTATAGTCTTCTGTGTGGGGTATAATCTTTTGTAAGTTTAACAAACTCAACATCACACAATTGTGGTTCAAGTGCATTAAAGTTTGTTATCTTGTTAATTCTAAATGGTGTGTTACCAATAATAATTTTTTCATTCCATCTTAATTGTTGAATGTCTTGTGGATACAGATAAACCTTTGCTGCGTAGATTTTATTTTCCTCATTGGTAATATCATTTACATAAGGTTCATAATATATGTTATACAAATCTTCTGAATCAAAAACATATTGTGATGGTGTTACATTTGATTGGTCTTCCCCACGATAATTTATGTAGTGTGAAAAGTTATTGTAGTTAAATGGATAGGTTGTAAATCTATTAATGTTTTGGAATCTATCTTGTGAACCACCATTCAAATACCATTGTTGAAATGTTGATGAAACATAAGAAGTTGCAGAACAACTTGTTCCTGAACTTGTAAAAGTAAAAGGTGCTGATGGTGAATATGGTCCACCTGTAAATGTTCTAATATCTAAACAAGGTGGAAAATACGAACTTTGTGGAAATGAACCTGAGTAATAGTTATTATAACTTGTTCCATCACAACCTTGCCATTGAATCCAACCTGCACTTGTAACTCGTATTTCAATACCTGTTTTACAAAAAGTTCCACCTGATGTTACCGTTGTTGCAGATACGAATCCATAGTTATCATTTGGAATTGTAAGACCTCTAAAAACAACTTTAGGTAATATCTTGAAGGGAACAAAGGTTTGTTGTGTAACCCCTGAAATATCAACCTGTTTTAACTTTGACATTGAGTTTAAAGTTAAGAACGATACTGTTGCATTATCAATTGTAATATCAATTGGAGAACCAAATATAAAATCAAACTTTGTTGTTGTATCTTTATATTGAAGACCTAATAAAAATTTATCTGTTCCGAATATTCTGTTTGTTTGTCCTTTGAAATCTTGGTTGGCATAATCTTGGTCCAACTTAAATTCATATTCCAATGTTCCGTTTAATAACGCTGATGTTGGATATAAGTTTTGTGTTTGGTCATAATCTACTTTGGTTGTCCAATCCAATATTTTACCTGTTCCAATATAATCTACAATGGGTTCAATAATTAAATTGTTTGGTAAGTCTGGATTTGGAACGACAATTAAATTAAACATCTTATTGATTGATGTAATGAAATCTAATTGTTTGTAATCGTTTGGTGGGAATTCAATGTTGTAATCAATTGTTGCACCATTTGGAATAAATCTTGGACCATTAACAATGGATTGAGAATAACTTGATATATCAATGTTTAATCCTGAGAAATAAAATTCAAGATTAGTATTACCAGTTATATTAATTCTTTGAACAAATGAAACTTGTTGTGGAACAGAACTACAATAATCAGTTGCGTACAATTGAGTAATTTTTGTTCCATCATATAAATTAAATGTTATAAAATTATTCTGACCATATACAAAATCGTCACAACGATTTGCTTGTTGTAGAATAAAGTTAAAATTGAATGTGTATAAACCAGTATTTCCTGATGGAATATTGATATACGGATATGGTGTAGACCAACCCAATGAATTACATTCAACACCTAATGTGGGGTCAACTGTTCCACTACCTGTTGTTGATACATCAATAAAATCATTTGAGAATGTATAACACGCAGGAATTGCATTTCTTGAATATACCGTTTCATCAACAAACTTTAATGGTAGATAATATCTTCTAAAATATGCTGTGTCAAAGAATTTTGATTGAACTTGATAACCTGCTTGACTAACAATCTGTGTGTATAATTCTCTGATTTGAATTGATGGTTTAAAATAATAATCATGAACTGGTGTTCCTGAATAATCAAAGTTTCCGTATGCTGGTATGTATGAGTTCCCCGAAAATATTGGTGTGAATTGTAGTAATGGTGTTGTTAAAGCGTTTACTGTTGTTGTGTTTGTTCCTGAATACTCATAACCGATATTGTATAATCCCCACATTGTTCTACCATCTTGATATGAATAGTTTGTTGAACCTGTTAATGGAAATAAGTTGGGGTCAACTTGTGATTGTAAAACAACATCAATAGAATAAGGATGTGATAAACAAGATAGGTCCAAATCATATAAGAACTGGTCACCAATGTTTGCCATCAAGTCTCCCACCTGATTGTAGAATGTAACCTGATAGATAATCTCACCATTTGAAATTGTTACACCATTTAATCTGATGTAACCTTGCATAATCTCGTATCCATCCCATAACAATGACGCCTCAAACTTATTGTTGGGGTCAAATGTTGTTGGTACTGAATTCAATTCATAAAAGAAATTAAAGACAAGGTTATTTGTCTTTGAACCTGGTAAAGAAAACGCTTTAGAAAAGTTAGAATTCTTCTTTGTGATGTCCTGTAATTCTGCAAATGATAGGGATAACAAAACAGGTTCGTTCTTGTATAAATCCAAAAAGATATTTTCGTTATTAACGGTGGTTCTTATTCTTAGCATATTAGAATGGTAATATAAATTGTCTGTAAGGAACTTGTTTTAATTGAATTGTGTATTGGAATATTCTAACATACTTTTGGATATATTGTTTGACATCTTTATTTTCAACGGTACATGGTATTAAGTATGGATAGATATATGGTTCATCACCTTCTGGTAACCAATTGTTCATCATCATATAAACATAAGGAGACATCAACAATTCTTCAATAACTACTGCATCATTTTGTTGTACGAATCCTGAATCAACTGTTACAATTTCTTGTGCATCACCATAAAATGTTGATTCACCTGTGTCGTATGATTGTCTATTCCACCACTGAACATTCAATGACTTTTGACTTGAATAAGTTTTCTTGTTCACATTGTATGTCTTGGTATATTTTTTTGTAAAAGTATATGTATCCCACACACCATTTCTATTCAAAAACAGAAACGATACAGGGTCATTAAAACATTCTTCCCCAACCATTTTATACTGAACGATTTCTGATACACCATTCGTATTATAATCAATTGAACCACAGTTATTAGTTAAGAATATTGCCACATCAGAATCAGTTCTTACTGTGGGGTTTTGTTTGAATACAGAGTATGCAATTCTTTGTTGTAAATAAGAATATGGATATGCTCCTCTGTCTGTAAAATCTATTGTTTGAGTTTGAACCGTATCGTAATTGTATTGTCCATTACCTTGTGATTTTTGTAAGTAGTTCACACCTTTAACAACATTTGAGTTATCATAAAGTGGATTTGCTCCATACATAAATGGTAACATGATTGGACATTTGTAATAGTGTGTTCTAAATCTTGTTTGATAAACCTGTCCACCGAATATTGTCATTGGTATTGTCTGACTACCAAACGCTCCCATAAAGTTTCCTTTCTGAGATTGAGACATCTGCCATTCATATACTTGTGTGTTCAAATAGTTGTATTGACCATTTAAGTTATTACCTGAATAATAATATTTGTTTGATAAGAATTTGTTTTCTTGAACACCAGGCCATATCATAATTCCATAAGGTTGATTACACGCTCCTGTTATAGATAATGAACCACCTGTGTAACCTGAATAACAATTGTAATTTGTTGGAATAATAACCTCAGTTACAGATGTTGAAGATAGACAAGTTGATGATGTCCCCGTAGTGGTGTATTGCACCCCAAATAAACAACGATATTCGTTGATGTGATATATGTTCTCAAAACCTTCATACCCTCCGTTAAATCCATTAGAAAAGGTTATTGTGGAGAGTCTATCATTATTCACAGTTGCTTGAGATGTGTTTAATAATATCTCTGTTGTTTGAGAGTTTGCTGCTAATACTTGATAAGGGTCAGTTGTTGCTGTTCCTGATGTGGCACCAGGATTCATGTTTAAGTTTCTTGGGTTAGCTTCAACCAAGTTATAGATAATTGTTTCCACATTGAAGATACAATTTCCATATTGATTTGGTGGGACTAATAGTCTTGCAATCTTTCCTGATGTTTGTGTTGAACCTGAATCATTTAGATATGGATTAACATAAATGTCAACCACCAATCTAATATCTGTGTATGCACTGAAATCATTCATAACCACATTCCATGTGTGGTCTGAGTGAGTTGGGGTTACTTCCAACGGCATCTGTCTTATGTATAAATCTAAACTCATGTTGTTACTTTAATGTCTGTTGAAGTTGTTATACTTTTTAATTCTTTTGTAATTGTTTGGTCAACAAATACATTTATATCTTCCGCAATTGCTTCAAACAAATGTTGTCCTGCTGCTCTTAAATCAGGTGGAAGGTTATTAGGGAAATTAACAAAATAATCTTCAATACCATCAAGACCTTTATCATAAATATTAGCAGGCTTAACACCATACTTGAATATGTTTTTTTGAATGGCGAATGCCATATTTAAATTTGAACCTTTCTTAAATCTTCCTTTCTCACTTCTAAATCTTACACCTCTTATTTTAATCCAATCTAATAACGCTTTAATCGGTACTCTTCTCACATTGGGTCTTCTACCTTCATTAACATACTTGAAGTAATCTGCATAGCTTAAAACAGCTACAGGACCATCTTCTGTCATCTCTACATCACCTTGAATTGAATTGTATAATTGACCTGTCGCTTTCTTATCACCGACACCTCTTTGTGTTCCCCCACCATTATAACCAGGAGCATAAGGAAATTGTTTCGTTGCGATTTGTTTCTTAATCTCTTCAACGAATTTTTTTACTAATAACTCTAATGCTTCTTCGGTTAGTTCAAACATATTATTTGATTGTGTTTACTACGAATCCATAAGGTTGGTTAAATGTTACGGTAGATGAGAATGTTCTTACATCTGTTGTTGAGTAACTTGTTTGGAAGTTTGTTAATCCTGAATAAACTATTGATGCTTGACCTGCTAGTGATTTATATGAGTTCTGTGCTGAAGTTCCTGCTGTAGTTAAAGTATAACCATTTTTCAATGTTGAAATCTGAGAATAAATTGAGTTATTTACAGCAGCACCATATCTCACAGTTGGGGTAACAGATGCGTTAGATATTTTCATTACATAAAAATAAATTCCAGGTCCGTATGCACTAAATGATAATGTTGATGGTAATGATGTTGTCTTAACACCTGTTGAGTTTGATGTTAATGTAATACCTGATTGAATTAATACTGATGGTGCTAATCCCACCCCATCCACATTTTGAGTAGTGTAGAATGCAACTGTCACCACATCACTTGTTGAGGTAGCGGTCAAAACATTGTATGTTATTGCTGAGTAATCATAACTTCCACTATCATAAAATGGGAATGCTAATATTACATTCTGTGATGATGCTACAGGTGCTACGGCTGTGGTTGAGAATCCAAGACCATAATAGTCTCCTTTAAATTCTTGAAGACCTAACACCATTGGGTTTGTTAACCAATTCGTTGCTATCTTTGTTCCTGTGTTATTCCCCAATCCATCTTGGATTTGTTGTGGGGTTGTAGTTATACCTGTCGTTGCAGTTGCCAAGTTTAATAAACCTGGATATGTATCTTTAATTTGTTGTCCTGTTAATACTGACATATATTTTATTTTTAATTTTTAATAAGTTAATCTGATTGCTCCTCTTCCACCTGATGCTCCGTTTCTTTGATTTGCAGTTCCAGCAACAGAACCCGCTCCTCCACCACCTGATGGATTTCCGTTACTACCTTGACCACCATTTGTAACACCTGTTCCACCATTTCCCCCTTCAAGATTTCCAGTTCCACCTGTTCCTGCTGTTGGTGCTGAACCATTACCACCATTTGTTGATGAACCAGCTCCTCCACCACCACCTCCTGATGTTGATGTTGATGAACCATCACCTGTTGCATTTGCACCATTACCACCTTTATAAACCAAATCACCGATTGAAGATGCTGAGGTTGCGTTTGCTCCAACACCTAATTGTCCATTTCCTGACCTACCTAATGAACCCGTTCCACCCTGTGCGAATACAACAGTGGTTGCAGAGAACCAAGATGCTCCTCCTGTTCCACCTGAGGTTACAGTACTTGGAAGAGTTCCAATACCACCCGTTCCACCAGTTCCTACTGTTATTGTATAAGTTGTTCCAGGAACAACATTCAGAGTTTTTTTGGCGTATGCTCCACCTGCTCCACCTCCAGATGCTGTTGCGATGTTTCCTGTTACACCACCAGAACCACCACCTGCTCCCCAACATTCAACAATTACAGATGTAATTCCAACAGGTGCTGTCCATGTTGTTGTAGCTGTAAATGTTTGTATTGTTATTGGTCTTGTTGGAGTTGGAGTTTGTGTGATTGTTGAACTAACTGTTGGTGTCATTGTATTTGTTGGACTAACACTCGGTGTGTTTGTTTGTGATGCTGTTATACTTGGTGTAGGTGTCATCGTTTGTGTCGCGGTAATACTTGGTGTCACAGTTTGTGATGATGTTATACTTGGAGTTGGAGTCATCGTTGATGATGCTGTTATACTTGGAGTTGGAGTATTTGTAGGACTAACACTTGGTGTCATTGTGTTTGTTGCAGTAGTAGTTGGAGTTGGTGTAGGTCTTGGACATACATTCCATAATAAATCTTCAACATTCCAATTAACATTATTTTGATTCCACACACACTCATTTACACCAGGCGTTACTGATGGGGTTGGAGTATTCGTTGGAGTGGAACTATTAGTTGTTGTGTTTGTAGGCGTTTGAGTTACTGTTGGTGTTTGACTTGCGGTTATACTTGGTGTTGGTGTATTAGTCGGTGTTCCTGTTTGTGTTTGTGTAGGTGTCTGTGTTTGAGTTGCAGTCAATGTCGTAGTAGTAGTAGGCGTTTGAGTTACTGTTGATGTTTGAGTCGGTGTAGGTGTAGATGTTTCAGTAGGTGTCTGAGTCGGTGTCTGTGTTTGAGTAGCGGTTAATGTTGTTGTAGTTGTAGGTGTTTGAGTTACTGTTGGAGTATTAGTCGGAGTTTCACTCGGTGTTTGAGTAGGTGTCTGAGTTGATGTAACACTTGGAGTTGGAGTATTTGTAGGAGTTTCGGTATTAGTTGGCGTAGGTGTATTAGTTGGTGTTTGAGTTTGTGTTACCGTTGAAGTATTAGTAGGTGTTGGTGTAGATGTTTCAGTAGGTGTTTGTGTTGGGGTTTCACTCGGTGTTTGAGTAGGGGTAGATGTTGGCGTTGATGATGGTTGATTTGTTGGTGTATTTGTAGGAGTAACAGTTGGTGTTGGAGTAACAAATGATTCAAAGAATGCTGCGTCACATCTGTTTAACGGAGTCATTACTTGTATATTCAATGTTGCAGTCCACCCACCTAATAAGTCATCGTATTCTTCCATGAATGGAGTACAAACAATTGGATTGTCTAAGTAGTATTCAGCATTAAAGTTTCCTAACGATTGAGTAACAGATAATCTAAATTGAGAAATGATATCATCTAATATCTGATTGGTATCTGATAACACATCTGTTTGGTTTGCTAAATCTCTTTGAACTACATCAGCAACAATAACATCAAATGTATATTCCATGTAGTTAAACTTTTGTTTAACATCATTCGGAACAACATACATCAATGGATAATATGGTGATTGGAATTGTGTATTCTCTTCTTTGTCTCTTGATTGTGTTAAGTATTGGAAGTCATCAACTGAACCAAATCCAAATGAATTTAATTGTTTGTGATGGTCTGCTAATAACTTAAAGTCTTCATAGAATGTCTTGAAGTTAATCCCTCTCAGATGTTGTATCGGTGTTCCTGTAAATTCATAGTATGCCGCAGCACATCTATTAAGTGGGGTCATTGTCTTTATTCTAATAAGACCGTTCCAACCATTCAACATATCATCTTCTTTTTCTAAGAAGGGTGTGCAGTTTACTTCATCATCAACAAAGTAATCGTTATAGTAGTTTCCAAATTGTGCTGTAACAGATAATCTCCATTGAGATATCACATCTTGTAAGATTTGTAATGTGTCTGAACTTATGTCTACTTGATTGGCTAAATCTCTTTCAAGAACATCAGCAACGATGGTATTAAAATCCCATGTCTTATATTCCAAATCATTTTCCACTTTACCAGGAATAACAAACAACAATGGATAATAAGGTGCGTTGTGTGTTGTATTGTATTCTTTATCTCTTGACTGAGTTCTATATGATAATTGGTCAGAGTTTCCTGAACCAAATGAGTTTAATTGTTTGTGTGAGTTGGCTAATTTCTGATAGTCAGTAATAATCTTTCTAAAGTTAATTCCACTAACAGGTAGTGATGATACAGATACAGATGGTGTTACAGATATGGTTGGTGTATTTGTTGGGGTTACTGATGGAGTATTTGTATTGGTTGGTGTTTGTGTTGGTGTTGTTGGAATTGTGGCTGTGGGACTTGGGGTTTGTGTAACCGTTGGAGTGTTGGTGGGTGTTGTTGGTATTCCTGTTGCTGTAGGAGTTGGTGTTGGACCGATTGGACAACCTCCAAAAAAACCTGGTCCTCCCTGTGGATATGAGTTTTGAACTGTCCAATAAGCATAATTACCAACGGATTGTTCATTAACCAAATAATATAACCCCAAATTAATTGGTATTGTTAAACCTGAATCAAGAAATAATTGATTTGCGTTTGGATTACCTTCAACATTAAGACAAGCCCAACAATCAAGACCAGCACCGAAACATCCTCCACATTGTGTTGCTACATCAACTACATTTGTATAGACATAATAATAAGGACCTATACCACACGCTTCATTTTGTGTTAATCCACTAGATACCAAAAACGATATTACACTCATCTATTGTTTCTTTGTTGTTCTTTAATTAGTCTTTCTTTCTCATTATTGAGGTCAGTAAGATATGACAAATGATTAAGGGCAGAAGTAAGACCCAAAGAAGTAACAAAGTCAATCTGCCAAACTTTGTCTTCAGCAAGAAACGAGATAGTTTGGTAGTAGCCCCAAAACTGTGAAAAGCTATTCTCAGTCTCATCACTTGGAACATTATCGGACTCTTTAAAGAGAGTTCCATAATTTCGTACAACCCCTTCTCTAAATTTGATAAAAAAAAAAGTGCTCCCTCAATTAAATGAGATGGTGCATCCAACATTGCTTCTATTCTTTTCTTGAAATCTGATTTTGAATATGGGGTATTTTCCTCACAATACATATACGCCATTAACTCATTTAGGTTTGCTATTCTATATCCTTCATCCTTTTTAAGGAATGTATCAATGTCAACAAACTGACCAAATGATATGGTGTTAACATCCATGAACTTATATGTCACCCCATTTAATTGGAATGACTGTGTTAGTTTTTTTGATTCTTTGTTGTAGTGTGCGAATAATACCGAACCAATCTTTTGGATTGTGGTTGCATCCATCTCCATTACTTCTTCGTGAGACATTCCTGTAACCTTTTCAATTAGTCTTACATTTAATTCATCTTCATTTAAGATGTCTTTTAGTTTCATCACATCACAGAATTCTCTAATGGTGGGTTCACTTACTTCAAACTTCTTTGATTTACTTGTAATAGTCATACTCAATAATAAATATCTTTTATTTTATCTACTCACTTTAATACACATAGACACCAGTGTTTCTCATCATCTTCATTTGGAGAACATATCTTATCGCATCTAATAGGTGATTGTTTCTGTCTTCTGGTTCATCAAGATTGTTTCCGTTCTTATCATTCTTCCACACATAAGAATTTAATTCATTGATAAGGTTTTGTGAATTGGAATGGACAAAGAAATTGGACCTCTTAATTTGGTCTATCCCTGAGAGTATTGTGTCCTTCCGTACACTTTTTGAATTTATTCCTGCTCTTGACATCTCAGAGATTGCTTGAGGGTTAGCACTATCACAGATAAAATCGTCCGTTAAATTGATTCCTAAGTCCTTTATCTTGTAAATAAAGTCGGGTATGGTTACATTCTTCAAGTATAATAATTCCTCACAATAAATTGAGTCACCATTTTTATACACCCTCACCAAAGTGGAAGGGTCGTTATAACCGAAGTCAATTCCATAACCCAATAACTTAGCGGATGATGGTAGTTCAGTATAATATTGTTGATGATTGAATACAACTCTTGTTGGTACGCCTCGTTGACCTTCACCAAATACTTTCCAAGTTGAATAATCTTTATCTTTAAGTTTCTCAATTTCATCTATAAGTGATTGTTCCAAGAATGGATTGTCTTTATATGTTACGATTGTGTAGAACACATCTGGTTGACCTTCTAAATCATATATCCAACTATTCCATAGTGATGGGTTCAGGTCCATTACAACTCTACCTGATGTTCTTAATACTAATTGAATGTATTCATCATAGGTAACTTCTGTGGCTTCGTTGATAAATAGGTAATCTCTTTTTCTTCCTCTTAATTTTGTTTCATCATCTACTGAGAACCATTCAATAATGTTTGACCCCAACTCATAGTATCCATCAACTGAATGCCATTTGTTTGAATCATACATACCAAACATCAGGAGGACCTGTTTCAAATCTCGGAGGATACTTCCCTTTAATGCGGGAAGTGTCTTTCTAACAATTGAAAACACTTTGTCTTCTTCTTGTAATAACAGATAAACAAAATAGATAAGAATGTTAAAACTCTTGGAAGCTCTTGACGAACCCTGAAAAACACACACACGATTATTCTGCGATATTAAATCTTGGAATACTCTCGTTGTTTGGACTTTTGTTTGCATCTAATTCTTTTTGTTTCTTCCACTCTTCATGCTTTTCATAAGCGAGATTAACTTGTTTCTGCCACAGACCTTTCATCATTTGGTTTCTTGCTGCTACTCTTTTTCGGTGTGCTTTATCTCCACCTCTTTTACTACTCTTCCCCATCTTTCTTTGTTGTTATGATTTCAATTTGAATTGAAGATTTATTTATTTTCTCACCATCTGTTGTAATATCCAAACTCTCTTTAATCTTTCCCCATCCTCTGTCTAAAAGTAGTGCTGCTGCTTTTGTGTCACCCGCATTTGCTTTCCTTCTCATCGCTTCAATGATTTGTTCTGCTGCTGTTTTTCCATCCTTGTTTTCCTCTCCTAAAACATTTGCAAGTATCACATCTAACTTGGGTAATTTTCTTGGAGCACCATTAGGATTTCTCACCTCACCCTTTGCAATTGGTTTTAGATTTGTCTTTGACTTTGGATTATAATTGGTCTTACCCATATCTTTGTAATTTCTTTTTATTTCTATAATCTTACTAACAATTCTTCTACCTGTCTTCGTGCTCTATTTAAACATATATGGTCACAATAACTTGGAATGATATCCCCATAATGTTTAAACATAAAATCAGCCATGAATTGTCTTTCAGTTTCTGTTTTATTCGTTGAGTTGATGTAGTCTTTTATTCTAATCAACTCTTCTATTGTATAACCTGTTGGTTCATGTACTTGTTGAACTATGATTGGTGTTATTCCTTTCGGTACAATAGGTTGTTGTGGTTGTTGTTTACATCCGCATCCCATCTCTTAATTGTTTTAATTGTCTTCTAACCTTGTTTATATCTCTACTAACTGAATTGATTGGAATGGTTGTTCTCTTTGACAAACGAGTCACACTACACCCTTCTTCAATATAGAGTTCAAATAATCTTCCGTAATACCAATCAATTGTTTTTAATTGTTCGTAAACCCAATTCATATTGAATTCATCTTCTTGATATTCTATTTCTGCAATATCATTGTCAACAATTTCACTAAATTGATATCTTCTATAAGTATAATGATACTTACTACTTTTTGAATGGTATTGGTTTCTTACAAGTTTTACAAAGAAATATAATCTTTCTTTATCTGGTATCTGATGAACCTTTTTGTTGTTGATGAATTGTTCAATGCATAAATGTAACAAGTCATCCACTTCATCAGGAGTAGAAAACTTGTTACATATATTTTTTAACTCGTTGTAATTGTTGGATAACCAGTCGTTCAATTAATATTGATTGTTGGTT